ACTTGTGTTGTCCGGGGGAACCGGTTTGGTACGTCATGCACAAAAACAACCCCCGGACACCCAAAAGAGATGATTAAGAATGGCTACAAAAAAGACAAGCATGTTTACCCTAACCGAACGAGTATCGATCAGCGCTGCTAACACCGATACTTTTGCAACGATTGACCTCGGCAGTTACGTCGACGTTGGTGATCGCCAAGCACTTCAGGTTCATTCCGTTGACTTCATCTTCCAAGGCACAACTGCTGGAGAAGCAATTTGGTCAACCTTTGGTGGCGCAGCACAAGTATCGATTCAACTTACAGATTTGAACCGTGGTGGAATTGTGTTCGCAAATGATCGAGCACTTGTTGCAAGCGGTGTCCTCAACTTTGACAACGATGCATACCTTCAGAACGCTACCGACCTTTACCCCGACAACTACGGCAAGGGCAGCGACGATGGACGATACATTGTCAACGATCAACTCTACATCACCGGTTTGACGACTGCACTCGCTGCTAACAAAGTGCTAAACGTCACCGTTCGAGTGAATGCTTCCATTGTTACCCTCGGTGCAAAGGACTTCATGGCCATCGCAATCCAATCGACAGCAGCAGACAACTGAGGTGTTTACCTTGGTGAAAGTTGAAGGAACCCTTGAAGAACTCAAGGCGCTGTTTGTTGAAAGTGCAAAACAGGAAGCACGCTCTCAGACTAGGAAAGCCGGAAAGGCGGTAGTGAAGAAGGCTGTTAAGACTGTCAAGCGAGCACCATCTGCATATAACAAATACATGAAGAAGGAACTCGCCAAACTCAAGAAGGCTCATCCGCGTATGACTCATCAAGCACGCTTCAAGAAAGCGGCCAAGGGTTGGAAGAGTGCATCAAAGAAGAAGGGGCGAAAGAAATGAGTCGCACAGTGATGTTCGACACCATCCTACGAGGATGCACAGCAACCTATACTGTGGCTCCTCCAAACAATGGATGGTACGTTGCCAACACTCCTTGGGATCGTGAAGGTGGCAATCACATATACACACAAGACTCAATCGACATTGGCGGTATGACTACGACTCAAGAAGAGACGTTCTTTCCTCAAGCGGCTACAATTCAAAACTCACCTTTCTACTCAGCACCCGGCGTTCTAAATCCCGGCGAAGCACCTTACGGAACTTTGTTTGAATGGGTGTTGATTACAGAGTCACCATTCAACGTAAGCAAGTGGATTGAAGACCAAACATACGCTGTAGTTGGGCAAGCCTTCGACACTCAATTTACATGCCCCGGTATTGAGCCACGACGCACGACGGTTCAAAACGAAACAATTGGATTCGACAACATCCTTTACGGTCGAGTTCAAATGATTGCCAACAATTCTTCCTTGCCACAGCAAGCAGGCGTCGTCTATGCAACGGAAGAGTTTGGTTCAATGACACCAACCGCATCCGACCGGTTGTATGTCACTAGAATTGTCAAAGTACAAACCTACGGAATTGCGCCCTCTGCTGGTTTCACAATCCAACTTCCTCACATGCGTGTTATCATTGTTGGCAGTGGCAAGGAAGAAAACGATCTCTCCTACATCATGCGACTTCGACAGTCCTACAAACTTGCACAGGATTTGAATTGAATGGAACTTGAGTGGTGGAAGTTGCTGGGTCAACAGACTCGACAAAATCCAATCACTACTGCTGACGTTGTTCAAGCACCAACTCCCAAAGCACTCGATCCAAAGACGGATATTAACTTCGAAGCAGTTGGCACTATTGCTGGCGCTACTATTGGGTTCGGCACTTACGTGTGGACCTACCCCATCGTGTGGATCGATGGACCTCTTCCAGTTGTTGACGCCCTATGGTTTGGCGGACTTGCATTTAACACAAGCAAGTGGGCAAACATAGGCAGAAGTTACGGGAAGAAACTCGACATGATCGAGGAAGTGTTACTATGACAGAAAAAGAAAAACCAATTGAAGAATTAAAATCGCCAACAAAGACCGAACGTTTCGCAACGTGGCTTATGACGCGTGAAGAACGGCGAGCAGAGAAAGAATCCAACCTCGAAAGTCTGATCCGACTTAATGTGCTTGTGTCCTTTCTCACTCTCGGTTTGGTCGGTGGCTTCGAAACTGTTCAAGTTGCTATCTCACTGATCCCTTACTTGGGATGATTAAAATCACAAGGGTGGCAAAGCATACAACTTTGAACCCAAAGAAAGTTGAATTCGCATCGAACAACTTCACCAGTGCTTAGGCGTTGGTTGTGCTTGCAGAAGAATGTTTCATCGCAGGCTTCACACTTCACGCACATCACTCTTCCTCCTTGGATCGTTGGCATTCGTCACACCATGGTGAAAGGACATTTTCATAACACCAACAATACTGTGTCATTTAGAAGCCTCCAAGGTCGGACAGTCGGCAGTCCAATGATTGCCGAAACAATTCTTGCACATGTAGTTCCTCGGTGGTGCAGGTTTCACTTTCGGTTCACTTTCACCCGGCTGATGCTTTCGCAACTGCATCCGGACCCAGTGGGAGAAGTTTTCACCGTCTTTGACCAGTTGCTTGCGGATCGCATCGCTTACTTCGTCGAGGCTAATGGTACGGTTTGGCATTATTCATCATCCTCCATGTGTGGGTTAGGTATCACTGCAATCATTTCAATGATCTGTCTAAACTGATCGGGATAATAATCCTCCATCATCCAAACAATTTCAAATAATTCATCGTAGGTTCGTCGGGTCTGAGCCATGATGATCCTAAGAACCCCTAGTATAAGTACGTACCTATCGGCGTAATGCCTATAGCCTATGGCTATACATAGGGGCGGGTGTGGTGAGGGCGAGTATCTAATGGCGCGCCACCGGTAGAGAAGATTAAGTGCTGGATGTGGGGTACTTGTGTTGTCCGGGGGAACCGGTTTGGTACGTCATGCACAAAAACAACCCCCGGACACCCAAAAGAGATGATTAAGAATGGCTACAAAAAAGACAAGCATGTTTACCCTAACCGAACGAGT